AAAAAACCTGCTAAAACTAGTACAGAACCCAACGAGGAGATTTAACCCACATGGCTACCAGCACCTACCTATCTAACCCAGTAGTCACGGTTAATGCCGTTGACATGACAGACCAGACCAGCGCATCAACTTTGACCCGCGTCATAGAGGCTCTGGAATCGACTTCCTTTGGAAAAACAGCAAGGGTCTACGTAGGGGGGTTGGAAAACTCTACATTGACTTTGACGATGTACAACAGTTTTGCCGCATCAGAGACTTACGCAACATTGTTTGGTTTGGTAGGCACATCTACAACGGTGACGATCAAGCCAACTAGCGCAGCAACCAGCGCCACAAACCCAATTTCTACATTGACAGGCTGCTACTTAGAAACCTTGCCAATTGTTAATGCCGCACTAGGCGCTTTAGACACCATTGACATCACGTTTACTGGTGGCGTGTACTCAGTCGCAACGTCTTAAAAAAACAGCCGGCAACGGCCCGACACGAAAGCAGGCACATGAAAGTCAAATTAGAATTAGACCTACAAGACGGTCGCGGCACACGCACCATGACCACAAATATGTTTGTGGTATGTGAATGGGAAAAACTAGAAAACCGTAAAGTCTCTGACGGTAAAGGTATTGGCTACAGCGACATTGCTTGTTGGGCATATCACCTATGCAAGCTGGCTGGTGACACTGTGCCGGACACTTGGCGCGAATGGGTTAAACAGCATCCCAACATGGAATTGACCTCAGTTGATGAGACAAACCCAAACCCTACAGCGTTGGCACTTACCGAAGACAACTAGCAGAAATGCTGGTGGCAGTAGGATGGTGGCCAACGCACATCGAATTTGACACACGCGACCTAGTTACGGTGATTAGTGTTATAGAAAAGAACAACAAGAACAGGTAAAGCACTATGGCTGGCGTAGATGTCACAGTTGAGGTTGTAGGCATAAAAGATGCTTTAGCCAAACTTAATCGCATAGACAAAAAGTTGCGTATGCAAATTACGCGCGATTTCCAACAAATTATGCAACCAGTTGTAAAAGAAGCAGAAAGCCGTCTGCCGTTTGGCGCGCCATTAAGTGGCATGAACTACAAGTGGACTACTAAAACTGGTTACGAGATATTGCCGTGGTCTGGCGCAAGTGACAAAGTTAAAGCAGGCGTCAGCGGTAAAAGAGTACGACAATTTTCAGGTTTTACACAAAATCTTGCCACGTTTTATGCAAAATACACTGGACCGACTGCGGTCTTGTTTGACATGACTGGCAGTAAAACCCCTAAGACCGATGCAGGCAAAAGGTTTGATAATCAATTGCATAAAAAATATGGTGGCGCATCAAGAGTTTTATGGCCTGCTTGGGATGCAGCCGGCGAGAAAGTTGTAGATCAGGTTCGAGCGCTAGTTAACCGCGTGCTTAACGACCCAAGATTGTAATGTAGTTACATGGCATCTGTACTCTTACCAATTGTTTCTGAGTTTGACGGTAAAGGCGTTGCTAAGGCAATTAAGCAATTTCAGCAACTAGAAACAGTAGGCGAAAAAGCACAGTTTGCAATTAAAAAGGCTGCTATTCCTGCCGCTGCTGCGCTTGGTGCAGTGACCGCCGCGTTAGGTGCAGCGGTGGCTGCAGCTGCAGAGGATGAAGCACAAGCCGCACAACTGGCATTGACTTTAGGCAACGTCACTGGCGCAACAGAAAAACAGGTCAAAGCGACTGAGGACATGATTAGCGCTATGTCGAGGGCTACCGGCACGGCTGACAGCGAACTACGGCCAGCGCTTGCCGTACTCGTGACCGGCACAAAGGACATTGCTACCGCAACAGAAGCATTGTCACTGGCACAAGATATTGCTATTGGGTCTAACAAGTCTTTAGCTGAGGTTTCTGATGCGCTTGCTAAAGCGTATGGCGGCAACATGAAAGGCCTACAAGCCTTGTCACCAGAGATTAAAGAAATGATTAAAGACGGCGCAACACTTGATGACGTAATGAACGTGCTTGGCGGCACGTTTGGCGGTGCAGCAACCAACGCAGCCAACACCGCTGCAGGCAAATTTAAGATACTTAAAAACAGTATGGGCGAACTGTCAGAAAGTATTGGCGCATTATTGTTGCCCATAGTAGAAAAAGTTTTGCCACGCCTACAGGCAATGGCTGATTGGGCGCAAGCAAACCCTAAAGCATTTATTGCAATGGCGGCTGCTATTACTGCTGTTTCGGTTGCAGTCCTTGCAATGAATATTGCAATAAACGCAAACCCATTTGTAGCGCTTGCAGGCGCTTTGTTAACTGTGTCTGGCTATTTAATTTATGCCTACACAAAATTTGAGACATTCCGCAATGTAGTTAACGGTGTATTTAACGCAATTATGGCAACTATGCAAACTTTTGTTAACGCTTTTAACGGTGTGTTAAATACTTTAATACGCGGTTACAACTTGTTAAATTTTGGTTCAGATGTTCCATATATTCCCGAACTCACTTTGCCAAGAGCAGGCGGTAGTAGCAGTAGTGCAGCATCAGTTGGGTCTGGTGCAGCGCGTGAGGGCGGTGTTGGCACAATTATGGCATCTATGCCGTCTATGCCTAGCCCTGCAGCACCTATGGCTGGTGGCGGCGGTGGCGGTGGCGGTAGTCAAGGCCCTGGCTTTGCGCCGATAAATGGCCCTATCGGTTATGTAGGTGGCATCCAAGATCGCATGGCAAACCGACCAGACGTAACTATCAATGTGTCTGGCGGTATCTCTACGGCAGCCGATATAGGCAGATCAGTTGTTGACGCGCTTACTCAATACACGCAGGTCTACGGGCCGCTTGACTTGGCAATTAGGTAATGCCCGGCTCAACCGTCATAACTGGCGGCACATACCTATTAGAGCTGTCTAGCGGTTATGACGGTGAAGCATTTTATTTGGATGACTCAACACTTGACGGCCCTGATGTGCTTGACGGTGACGGCGTGGACTTTAACGACATCACAGACGTGGCACAATTAATTACAATTAGTCGAGGCCGCCACAAACCATTAGATGTGTTTGGGCCGGGCACAATGTCTGTGTCAATTAGTGTGCCAGTAGGCAATCGTGATTATGACCCGTTAAACACATCTAGCGTGTATTACAACCAGTTGACAGATCAGCCGGGTCTAGCTCCATTGCGCCCGATTAGGCTTAGCCGCAACGGTGAGTACCTTTTTACTGGCGTAGTGACCACGTTTAACCAGACCTACAACATGGCTGGAATGACCACCTACAGCATTGCGGCCGCCGACAATACTTATGTGCTCTCACAGGGCAATCTGCCTGAAACCGCCACTACTAGCCAAACCTCATCAGCGCGCATTACAGCCGTTTTAAGCGCTGCAGCCTACACAGGCGCTACAAGCCTTACAGCCTCGCCAACAGCCACGCTAGGCGCTTACACCATCCCTAGCGGCACAAACGTAAACGCGTACATAAACCGCATCCAACAGGCTGAACAGGGCCGCATTTTTTGTAATCGAGAAAACGTGCTCACCGCACAAGAACGCGTGGGCACAACGCTGGCAGCTGCCACAGCCACGTTTGATGACACCGGCACGGCCACACCGTATGACAGCATTTTTGTAGAATTTGACCAGCAGACCGTTATTAACAATTCCAACGTGACTATTGAGTCTGGCGGCACGTTACAAAACGCCAGCGATGCAACGTCTATTGCAGAGTACTTTACGCAAACAGAGGCAATCACAGACAGCCTGTTAAGCAGTGACGCACAAGCTGCAACGCTTGCCAGTTACCTGCTATACCCAAACCCACGCCCACGCTTTACCAGTGTGTCAACCACATTTGCCAGCTTGACCGATGCCCAAAAAACGGCGTTAGCACCTATAGAAATTGGTCAAACAGTGTCAGTAACTAAGACCTTTACATCCGGCACACCGTTGAGCGTTAACCAAGACTTAAGCGTTGAGGGCATAGATCACGTTATTGACATGAACACAGGCCACCGCATGACCTTGTGGACATCAGCAACGGTCATCCTTGACCAGTTTATTTTGGATGACATTACGTTTGGTGTGCTATCTACCAGTAACGCGCTCGGTTAGGATAAAGTGCAACTATGGCAAACGAACAGGTAAAAGTACCTTTATACGCAGCGTCAGAGATTTTGACCGCAGCCAATATGAACATCAGCGCAGGTACTGGCGTACCAGTATTTGCTACAACGGTTACGCGCGATGCCGCATTTGGTGGTGCAGGCGAAAAGGTGCTCGCAGAGGGCCAACTCTGTTATTTGTCTAGCACTAACGTAGTGCAGTATTACGATGGCGCGGCATGGGCAACTGTTGGGCCAAGTACGGCTGCCGGTTTAACAGTTATTTCCGCAAACACTTTTAGCGGCGCGGTTTCATACAGTTTACCTGCAAACTCTTTTTCATCGACATACCAAAACTACTTAATGTTGTTTGTTATTACGTCTACGCACGTTGCAGGAACTACGCTCAAGTTTCGTTACCGTACTAGTGGCACAGATAATTCTACCTCAAATTATAGTAGTGGTATTATCGGTAACGCTGCTGCTGCAACTGTTTATCAAACAGATTCGGGCGCATCATCCGCCTCATTAACATTTTTATCGGGTGGCGGCAACATTGCCGGGCAAGTAACTTTTGAGGCACCAAACCAAGTTGCACGAACTAGACACCAATTAAGCATTACAGGCGTAAACAGTGCCGATACCGCGTTCGTAGGTTGGGTAGGTGGCGCGAATTTTATTGATACAACGGTTTTTGATGCGATAACTTTAATTTCATCAGCAGGAAACCTTGCAGGAAATTACGTACTATACGGATACGCCAATAGTTAACTAGGGGGGAATAAAATGGGGCCAGTCACATTCACCATACATAACCAAACAAAGTACGAATTAAGAGTGCAATCATCAAACGGTGCAACCGCTGAGGCTGCATCTGGTGCATCGACTAGTTTGGGTTTCGGCTCAAACGACACAAACATTACTAACGCAATGCGTTGGTATCAAGATGGCATTTGCATTTTGCAAGGGTCAGTAGCGTGGTCTGCTGGTGGTTCAGGTGCAGACGATGGTTGGACATCGAGCAACATTATTTGCATGAGTGGCGAGATGAACGGCGAAGGCTTTTCAGGTTGCAACGAGGGTTGGATTGAGATGCAGCCTTACAACTTGATGGCTAACGGTGGGCAAGTAAGCGTTACTTAC